CACATTCCTCACGGTGTCCATCAGTGTGGCATTGGGATTAGGTATCCCACTGCTCGATATCCAGGGTGGCGATTTCCGTACGATCATTAGCGCCGGTCTCGCATCAGGTCTCGGTATTGTCGTCAAGGCGCTAGATCGTGACAACGGTGCGTACGGCCTGAAGCGCTAAGGATTGACACAGGCTCTGTACTAGGTTAATAGTCAGGATCTAACGCGAGATAGTCTCGCGTCTATAGGGAGGTCATATGACAGACGATCTAGTAGCAGAATTTGTCGCGCTCAAGAGCGAGCCTGGTCCACGATGCACGCTGCGCAGCGTTGAGCTGACGCCAGAGGATGCCGCCAAATTGCAGGCGGCGTATCTCGATGTGCGTATTACCAGTAAGGCGATCTGCACCTGGCTGCAGGCGCACGGCGTCCTGGTGAAATATCAGACGGTGCAGCGTCACCGTCGCGGAGACTGCTCGTGCGACAGGAGCGGAAAATGAGTGAGCCGCTAGAGGAATTCCTCAAGATCCAAAATGACATTGAGCAGACAAAGCGACCAGCGCGCACGCACGCTGAAGGCTGGGAGCCTGGCGTAGCGTGGGATGGTCGCGAAGGCACGATCACGACAGACGCGCTACCGGCAGAGAATGCACCTGACTGGACGACGATCCTGCGCGTATGGGGATTAGATCCAGAGCGCTTTACCGTCGTAGAGCCAGTCCTATTTAATGTGTGGGGAGATCCGCTCGGCCGCCTTAATCGCCAGTGGAAAGGTAAGGTCATCCAGAAAAAGGCTGCAGGCGATGCAGACATAGACGCGCTGATCGCAGAGATCAAAAAGCACAAGGCGCGTCCAGTCACGGCGACCGCGACAGGCTCGGCGATGATTGTCGCAATCTCGGATCTACAGCTCGGTAAGGGTGAGGGTGGCGGCAGCGCTGGTATCGTCGCGCGATTCCTAGCAGGGATCAATGAGGTAGAGGCGCGCTGGCGTGAGCTGGTAAAGATGGGCAGGCCGCTAGATCGAATGATCGTCGTAGGTCTCGGCGATGTGGTGGAGTCCTGCGATGGTCACTACGATATGCAGGCATTTAGCACTGACCTAGATCGGCGAGAGCAGACCACGGTGGCGCGACGCCTGATCGTTAAGGCGCTTACATCGTGGGCGCGAATCGCTCCACAGATTATTGTCGCAGCCATTCCTGGTAATCACGGCGAGAATCGCCGCAATGGAAAAGCATTTACGACCTTTGGCGATAATGACGATGTGGCGATCTTTGAGCAGGTGGCAGAGATCATCCGCGCGAATGAGGCATACGACCACATCGCATTCACCTTCCCTAAAAACGATTTGACAATGACGCTGGATGCGCACGGTACGATTATCGGACTAGCTCACGGTCATCAGGTAAAGGGTGGCGCAGAGACCTGGTGGGCAAAACAGGCGCTCGGCCTGCAGCCGGTCGGAGATGCTGACCTACTGCTCACTGGTCATTTCCATCATCTCGTAGTACGCCAGTCAGGAGCGCGCACGCACATCCAGGCTCCGAGCCTAGATGGTGGATCGCAATGGTTCACTGAGACCAGCGGCGCATCCGCTCCAGCAGGGATGCTGACGCTCACCGTCGGAGATGGCGGCTGGGATGATCTGCGCGTCCTACCTTGTCGTATCAGATAGCGCGCGGCAGTCGCAGGATCGGCGGCCAGTGCTCGATCTGTGGCGTTGCGATCGTCGTAGATGGCGACGCCATTTGTAGAATATGCCTGCTGCTCTTAATAGATGAGAGCGGCGAGCCGTCCTGAGAGACGGTCTCTTGTCCGGCCTGAGTCACCTCCACTCAGGTCGGACGCCATCCCTGCAGACCAAATGTTACAGCCATTCACGCTCAAAATAGGCACGCAACAGCCGTTGCGCAACGGCGCAGACCTGTTGTATGATGTATCAGTCAGGCAGGACACAGCCGCTAGGCTGGACTGACAGGAGGTAAAAAATGCTGAAGCTACGCAGCGAAAAAGATTTCGGCTCTAGCCGCTACGGATATGGCGGCGTGCGTACCTATCTCACAAAGGCGATGCGCTTGCGCGCTGATCGCGCGCTGCTGCGCGCCGCTAATGAGGCTGGTATGACGGCGGCAGATTTCCGAGCATTCTCGGAGTCAAAGGCTGGCCGCTGGTACGGCGATTCTTTTATCTCGCGCAATGAGCTTACGCTCGCGCTGCGCGGTCGTCGGACAATCGATCTGGCGCGAGCCTATATCACAGTGGAGGCGATCTAATGACGACGCAGAAAATTAGCAGCGCGCTACGCGCTGTCGGATTTCAGCCAGCCTCTTACGACAGCGGTAAAGAGCTAGTCGCTTGCGATACCGGCTCCTGCGTGGACTGGATCTGGAGCGACGGCCAGCAGGTAGCAGTGCCAAAGGGTATGCATCGTCATTCTAAGCAGGTGCGACCAGCAGCATCGCAGCGCGGATTCCAGCTCTTGACGCTGGATGATGGCAGCGTCGCTGTGCGCGGCGTAGATGCACTAGAGGTGCGTAATCGCCTAACTGCTCGCGGATTCGATGTAGTGCTCAAGGAAAAATACGGATGGCAGGCCTTCAGCGATAAGGTCCAATATGAGCCAGCGGTAGTCGTTGGATATAGGGAGGTGCGCTAATGAGCACAGCAGTAAGCAGCACAGGTCTGTACCAGTACGCGGTAAAGCAGGGTGACAGGCTCTGCGTGGACTGCATCGCTGGCGTCATTGAGACCAATCCAGGAATGACGCGCGCTGAGTGGATTCCGGCAGAGCTTTGCAATTTTGATTCGGAGCATTGCGACTCCTGCGATTGCGTGCCAGCCGCTGAGATCGGTAAGGTGCTCGCGTGAGAGAGGCAATCTTGGACGGTATCGGATACGCGATCTTTATCGCGTGCATTTACATCGTGCTAGTAGTAGGAGGCTCACTGTGAAACTAGATCGATCAGGCACACCTAAGAAAATCACTAAGGCGCTACCAATGACTGACTACCAGCGGCTAGAGCGCCGCGCGTATCAGCAGGAGCGCTACCTCACGACGCTGGTAGCAGCGCTGGTTGTGATCATTCTCGGACTCATTGTGCGAGCGATCCGATGACGCACGGCGTAGCAGACCTGTGCGCTCCTGGAGACATTCGCGGCATTGGCAAATCCAGGCCGTGCTCGCGCGTGCTGATGTGCGGCAGATGCGATCGACCTCTGGTAGCGAATCCGCCTACCTGTGGCGAATGCAGCTACTGCGTGCGGCTCGCCGAGCGCGCAGAGGCGCGGCGTAACAGTCGCAGGGTGGAGACCTATGCCGGTCTATGACTATCGGTGCGGCAAATGCGGTGCGATCGTAGAGATGCTCGCGCCTGCTGATGGCCGTACGGCAATGAGGCACGATGCCGATGGCGGCAAATTGTGGAGGCTCCTAAGCGCTCCTACCGTGATCTACAAAGGATCTGGATGGGCGAAAAAGGATCGTAGGGATGGAGGTAAGGCGTGAAAACATACAAGCTGATCCGAGCGAAGCAGCGCTCTCCTGAGTGGCTGGCATTGCGCCAGCACGGAATCACGGCGACGGATGCGGCAGTCATTGCCAATAAATCGCCATACAAAACGCCATACGCGCTCTGGTCGTACAAAACAGGCCGAGCCGTAGAGCCGCCGGTAGGAGAGGCGGCTCTGCGCGGCACGATCCTGGAGCCAGCAGTCGCGGCCTGGTATGAGCAGACACACGGCGTGAAGCTGCGTGAGTCGCACGGTGTAGTAGTACTCAAGCGCTCACCGTGGGCGATGGCGTCGCTCGATCGGACGATCGTAGGCTCGCCTGGGATTGTGGAGATCAAAACGAGCGCCAGTCCACGCTGGCTGATGGGCATTCCTGATGAGGTCCAGGCACAGGTGCAGTGGCAGATGCTCGTGACAGACGCTCCCTGGTGTGATGTTGTTGCGCTGCTGGGAGGTCTGAAATTTGAGGTGACGCGCGTAGAGCGCGATCGCAAATACCAGGCGCTGCTATTTCTCAAATGTGAGGAATGGCGGAATCGCCACATCATTGACGATGTGCCACCGGCATTAGTCGGAGAGGATAGCGCCATCTATGCAGAGGTCACGCCACAGGCTAATGATGAGTGGACACAGGCTGACGGCGGCCTAGAGCGCATCGCCAGCCTCTACTCAGAAAAGGTCTATGAGGCAAAGCTGCTAGATACCGAGATCGCGGATCTCGCGATGCAAATTAAAGAGGCGATCGGTGATCGACAGGGAGTGATCGGCGCAGGCTGGTCAGCGACCTGGCGACAGAATAAGGCTGGTCGCAAAGTGGATTGGCAGACGCTCGCAGCAGAGCAGGGAATCAGTGCAGATACCGTGAATGCGTACACACTGGAGACTCCAGGTGCGCGGGTATTTAAGTTTAAGCAGGAGGCACAAGGTGAGTAACGCAGCAGAAATCGCACAGGCTCTACAGGCTCCATTCGCTCCAGAGGATCTCAAGCAGCGTCCAGGACGCGGCGGCCTGACCTTTACCTACGCTGACGCCAGAGCGGTCGCCGCACGCCTAGACGATGTGCTCGGCTGCGACGGCTGGTCATTTGAGGTAGCGGTCGCAGATCCGGCACGCTCTGTCGTGAAGGGATCTCTAGCGCTCCGCATTGATGGTAAGAGCGTCATCAGAGAGGATTTCGGCTATCCGAATAGCACACAGGATGATGAGCCGCTCAAGAGCGCGGCGTCAGATGCCTTACGGCGCTGTGCCGCACAGAGCGGCGTCGGACGCAGCTTGTACTCTCCTGATCGATCTGGCGTCGCGCCTGTGGCACAAATGCGCCACGCTGCGCCACGATTAGTGCCACAAGAGATCCAAGATCCAGTCACGCCAATTGCGGCGCGCGTAGAGGCTCTAGCAGCCGATTTCACTGACCGTAAGATGGACGCAGCGTCCAGGCGGCGTCTCTAAGGCGAGCGGTAAGGCATACCAGCCATTCTGGACCTGTACTGAAAAGGACGCAGCAGGATTCTGCAAAAATAAACCGAGCATCCAGTGGCTCAAGGAAAATCCGATCGGCGCTCCAGCAGCGCCAAAACAGGATGCATCGTCCTATGACGACATTCCATTCTAGAGATTGAGGGAGGTAACAAATGGCAGCACGATTTATTAAGGTCTACACAGCCATTGCACGCGATGAGAAAATTGCCGAGCTGAGTAACGATGCAGCGCGATGGGCATTTATTGCGATCCTGGCTGCTGCTAAAGAGCAGCGACCAGCAGGATCATTTAGCAGCCGTAAGCATCTAGAGGCCTGCGTCTCAGGCACGGTGGCAAAGCATATTGCCGAGCTGCTGCGCTCTGGTCTCCTGGCGATGGACGGCGATCGAATTGGTATTAAGGCGTGGGCGCGCTGGCAGGTAGATCCGACGACGGCCGAGCGCAGCGCACGCTGGCGCGCAACGCACACGCAACGGTCAGAGACCGTGACGATCACGGCTAGAGACAGGAATCCGGCAGGAGAGCACAGGCTGGCGAGACCAGTGGATCAGCCAGAGGCATCGTGGCTGGGGATGGGACTGCGCCGCGACTGACATTGATGGCATTGGTACGCAGGATGTGCTGAAGGCAGATACATTCTTGGAGTATTTCCACTATCAGCCAGTCGCGCTCTTTGAGTACAAAACATATGGGAGCCTAGAGCAGCTCGGCCTGGATAAGGTCAAGCGCGATCACGAGCCAGTAAAGAGGCTCGCGACGATGGCTGGTCTCCCATCGTTTATCGTCGGATACGACGCGGAGGCGATCGAGTTTCAGGTGCATCCGACCAATGAGCACGCGGAGAATTTCACCGTAGGCGACTGGCGATTCGGAAATATTGCGCGCACGATGACAGAGGTGCAGTATGTAGGTCTGCTCTACCGGCTGCGCGGTATTACGATGCCAGCCGATCTGCGAGAGCGACTAGCGGGAGGTGCAAAATGACGAGCGTGGCGATTATCGGTCCACAGGGTAGCGGTAAATCTACGCTGGCCGAGATGCTCGTAGAGCATCGTGGCTATGTGCGGATGGGCATCGCCGATCCCATCAAAGCGCTGGTAAAGAATGTCTATGGCGATATCGCCAAAGATCATCCGATCACGGTGCGCAATTGGGGTGGACCGCACGACACGACTGGCCGTGAGCTGCTGCAAGATATTGGCGCGGCAATGCGAGAGGTAGATCTCGATTTCTGGCTGCGTCAGGTTCGCTCACGCTACCTAGAGGCTGCAAGAGCCGGAATGTTTGTCGTGCTGGATGATGTGCGGATGAGCCGTGAGGCTGAATATCTGCGCCAGGTAGATCCCTATCTGGTCGTAGTACGCGTCTCGGCGGATGCAGCGAAGCGCTCTGAGCGGATTGGTAGGCTGATCTCACCGTCCGATGTAACTGAGACTGGCTGGAGCCAGTGCGAGCCAGACCTGATCATAGATACGACAGACCTGACGCCAGAGCAGGCGTATCGCACGCTCACAGACTGGCTGGAGGCTCCGCGATGAGCTTTGCATCGCTGCAGGTGCTAGGCGACCTGCTCGGCTACCGTTACGACGCGCTGATCTCTCTGCCAGATGCGTCCTGGATGCTGGTAATGCGCGACTCTATGGACGCAGAGATAGTATTTGTGGCAGAGTCTCCAGAGGCGGCAGTCACTAAGGCTGTTGCGCGGATCAGTCTGCTCGTAGAAGGGAGACCAGAATAATGGCTGCACAGGTACTAGGTCAGATCGAATGGGAGACCGAGGATGGCGTCGTGCCGCTCGTATTCCGCACAATCCAGTATGAGAATGGGAATACCGGCGTAGAGGCCGTAGACGCAGAGACTGGCGAGCCGTGGGCTGTGCTCTCAGTCAATCCATCGCCGATGCAGGCGCGTCCTGCCGCTGGCAGTTTCTACCTTAAGGATTGGTCAGAAAATACCGATCTCGCGCAGCGCTTTATTGAGCTAGGCGTCACCGAGGCAGATCCAAAGCAGGTGCTCGCCTGTGGCTATGAGGTCGCTGTACTACACAGGATCGTCGCGTGACCTTTGAGGCGCTGGGAATTATTCTGGCGTGCGGTCAGGCAATCCTGGCGACAATGGTGCTCGCCTCTGTGCCGTCGCTGATTAAGGCGCGCGCTGCTGGAGCGACAATCTTTGTGCTGGCTCTTAGCGTCAGCACGATGATCTATCTCCTAAAGGCGGCTGGCTGATGGCTGGCGTTAAGGCAAAGCGCGGAGGTCCATCCCTGCGACCTGTCTGGACGGTCACTGACTGCAGCGAATGCGGCCAGCAGATCGATTACACAGATCCAAAGCGTCTGGCATTCCCTGCCGTGCGCGTGCGCGTCATTACCTTTGATGGCGCTAAGGGATCATCTCGCCTGTACTGGCGACACAAAGGCTGCGTCAAGTGAGCCGGATTGAGCGCGCAGCTCCATTCCTAGATGACGGCGTAAGCGTCGTACAGGATGGTCCTGTCTGCGTCGTAGAAGATCCGCGATTCCTGTCGCGGCCGTGGGCTGTGCTCTGGATTGACTATCAGGACGCTGTGCCGCCAGAGGGATGGTTCTTTCTCAAAGAGGATATCGGCAATCGTAAAACGATCCTGGACTGTCTGAAGCACGGCATCTTAGAGGTGCGCGGCGGTCCACACATCTTGAGCGACGGCGGATGCGCTCGGCTCGCGCGGGTTGTGCCGGAATGAGCCATATGTCAGATGCCGATATCGATCTGCAGAATGCGGCAAAGGCGAAGCGCGGTAAGCGTGCGCGCAATAAGGGTAATTCCTTTGAGCGTGAGGTCGCCGAGAAAATCGGCGGCGTACGCGTCGGACAGTACGGCGGGAAAACAGATGTAATGTCCGACTGGATCGTCATTCAGTGCAAGGTAGGTAACGGCTCCTACTCAGAGCGCTACGACGGCTGGCTCCGCTCTGTCAAAGGTAATGCGGCGCAGATCGCTGCGCTGGTCGTCGGAGATGCTCCAGGTCCAGGTACGCGTCGTCGCACGATGATCGTCCTAGATTTTGAGGATTTCTGTAAGCTGCTTAACGGTAAAGAATGATCGGACTGCTGCTCTCTCTGGTACTCGCAGGCTCAAGCGGCCTGACTCCAGAGACTCCGAGCGGCGTGCCGGTAAGCGGCGTGGCGACCTGGTATGGCAGTACCAATGCTAAAGGCGAAAAATACTGCGTAGGCGGCTACAAGCACACCTGTTCACCATATAAATCTAAGGCGGACGGTGGCAGAGGCGGCGAGCTGATTATGTATGCAGCAGTACCACGCTGGCGCTGGGGAGATAAACCGTTTAGACTGCGTGTCTGTCGTAAAGATGATCCGACGCGGTGCGTCATTGTGGTCGCTCGCGACTCTTGTGGACGATGTAGGGAGGATATTAAAAAGAGATGGACATCACGCAGCCTGGCAATCGATCTCAGTCCGACAGCATTCCGAGCGCTGGCTCCGCTATCACGCGGCGTCGTGGCGGTCGTCATCTCCGACTGGCCGCCACTGGATCGCTCACTCACGATTTTAGAGTCGCGATCCAAGAGCTGGCCGATCGGCGGCAGGTAAGCATTAACAGGCTCTGGGATTACGCAGCAGACTACGGTAAGAGCACACACTGGATGAGAGAGCGCTACTACGGCGGCACTAATGTCACGCTCTCCGATCTGGAATTTGTCCACTCAGTCTGTCTCGGTATCCTGAATCCAAATCTAAAGCGCGCAGAGATCTCGCCTGAGTCTCCTGCAATGGTCGTGGTCTATCGCGATGCTGTAGAGGCAATGTGCCGCGCCTGTGCAGGTGTGGATGTACCACGCGCTAAACAGTCGTGCTGGGATCAGACCTGTCCACTGCGTCCTGTGTCGCCGCTACCCTTTGGCACACAGCGTAATGATCCACTAACGGCGGATGATGTGCGCTAGTATCTGCGTCTGCTCTCGTGCCTAGCGCCGAGAGCCTCTGGCCGCTGCTGGTGTCCTCCTGGCAGCGGCCACTAATTATCTAGGACGCACAGCGGAGGGATTAGATGACGCGGCCTGATCGATATGCAGCGCTAGAGTCCTGGATCGCAGAGACACAGCGCGTGCTCGGTCTCCTAGAGTGGACGATCACCGTCTCGCGAGATGCCAGCGACCTAGAGGCGTGGGCAGACATTGCGCCACATAGTCAAGCTGCAACAGCCGAGCTGCGACTCTCTGCCGATTTCTGGCGTCAGTCTGTAGATAAACAGCGCGAGATCCTCTCCCACGAGATGATGCACCTGATTACCTGCCGCGCCGATCAGACCGTAGAAGCGCTAGAGGATGCGCTCGGCTCTCTCGCGTGGGCGACCTTTGAGCCACAGTATGAGAATGCTGCAGAGCGTGCAGTAGATCGACTATGCCGAATCATCCTGCCACTGCTACCTCCATTGAGATTGCCTAAAGCGTAATGCCATTCGCGCGCGCCTGTCTGGACTGCGACCGGCTGACGACCAATGGCAATCGCTGCGAGACCTGCGCTCCTAAAGCTGCGAGCAGGTGGGCGAATATGCGTGGACCATCTCCCTATGCTGATCCGGCCTGGCGTCGCCTTAGCGCTCTCAAGCGTAAACAGACTCCATATTGCGAGATCTGTGGGACGACTAACAGCCTAGAGAATCCACTAACTGCTGACCACATCCAGCCGCTGAGTAAAGGTGGCGCGCTGCTCGTGCCACTGCACGCCTTACGGACGCTCTGCCGTCGCTGCCACGGAAAGATCACGCGTCATAGGTAGTGCCATCAAATTTGAGATGATACGCTTAGTGGCGTAT